AACAAAAATATTACCTATAGGAAAGACAATGCGGCTCTTCCCGAAGGGAAGAACTTCGTATCGTTGTACGTTCTACCCTACGATGCGTACGGTACTGTGAACACAGACAATATTGCGTCATACGATGCCAATATTCGTCTTCAGTTTAAGGACGCTTAAGGGAAGAATTCCCTTAAGCGCCCGCGCCCTAGCGTCCTCCCCGCCAAGCGTAGGCGCGAAGCGCCGGAGCGGCGGGGAGGACGCTAGGGCGCGGGCGCGGAAAATTTGACCACTGGTCAAAAGTAAGCTTTTTAAAAAGATTTATTAAATCATTTTAAAACTAAAACAAACGCGCGGAAACGCGCATGACCGAATAGCGGCGTTTGATGGCTCCGAGCTCATCATCGCTTGCCTCCTTTTCTGGTACAAAGATGTCGTCCCTGTTGTTAGTGAAAATCTTGGGAAGATCTTCCGGGATCTGCGCGTTGAAATAACGCGCATGGATCGACCTCGAGACTTCTCTGTCCAAGAGATGAATGATGCTGCCGGCCGAGTAGTGGCGGAAGCTCATATCGTCAAAGACCACCCCATCCGTTGTAGTCGTGATGTTCTTCAAATCGTCGATGTGAGACACAAGGCATGGTTCCTTGAAATGCGCAAGGGCATACTGGGTTTTCCCCGTTCCAGGCGGCCCGGTAAGCAGCCAGTTCGTCGTCAGGTCCAGCAATGGGCGTGAAAAAGTCGAATGGCGCGCAGTCTCGAGTTTCTTCTTCCCACAGGTTTCCCACATCGTCCGAAAATACGGCAAGCGAGACGCGATCGTCATCGCGGTCTCCGGCGTTGGACACTTGAAGAGGTCTCTCAAGTTCTGGCATTGAAGCACGTAAGCGGTAGCGTTTTCGAATTTCTCGACAGTGGATGCTTTGAGGGTGATCTCACCATAAGCATGCGGGTCTTGCTTGTCGAGATACGAAACCATGTTGTGCCAATGTTCTGTGGAGCTTGGAACCGTGAGGTTGGGATGAATTCCATCGAAGTCCAGAGATCGCACGTTCTTGATGTCGGGCTTGAACGACAAGCATACCACCGCGTGGGTATGGTCGTATCCAGTATTGCTGGTTTCGTGCGCGATCTTGATTTCGAAGTCTTTCTTGAAGACGGATCGAAGATAGTTGTGGAGCCCTTCGGGATCGACGTGCGTCTTGTACGTCAACATGAACTTCTTCGCCCGGAGGCGGAAGGACGACAGTTCGTACGATTCCGTGGAGAGCATCTCTGTTTTGGTTCTCAAAATTCCAAGCTGGCCTTTTATAGCCGAAAAAAGGGGCGTAAAAGATAGAGTTAACTAATCCGAATTAGATAATTCTATCTTCAAAAAAAAAAAAAAAAAAGTGAAAATCGAATCCAAAAACCTGAAAATCGAATCCGAAACCAATCACGAAATTAAGAAAAATTAGCTAAACGATGAAAAATCACAAGAAGTGATTTTGAAGATTGCCTTAAGAGTGGGATGGGGGAAAGGGGGATTTTTTGCCTATAGTAATGTTAAGGCAAAAAATTCTCCGTATCACTTTTCCCGAGAAAAGAACACCACGAATCACGGCAAAATTTCATTATGCCACGTGTTCGTATGCCGCTCAAATCGTCTGGAATTTATACTGGAAGGTATTCCGCTGCTATGGCTCGGACTCGGGCCATTCGGAAGATGGACATCAACGATTTGAGGATGTATGGTACCCGTCTGTCGAAACCAGCGACAGCGGCTGTGAGGCAGATTGTGAGGAATCAATTCGAAACGAAGTTGAGAATTGTGGGTCGTCAGAATGTTCAGATCTATCATGCGGGCTCGGAAGCGAACGCATCGAAGATAGAGTCTTTCACGAGCAATTTGCTTCGTACGGATGTTGGGACGGGGGACCAACAACGCGTTGGCGACAAGATTTTTGTCAGAAAGTTGGACTTCAAGATATGGTTGTCTAACAAGTTAGACAGGCCGAACGTTATGTATCGTATCCTCGTACTTTGTGGTGATCCGAGTGATATGGACGCGAAAGATATTGCTGGCCTTATTGCTTTGTCTCAAAGTGGTATGGTCAGTACGCAAACGTTGTTTGTCGATACTAATAGATTTCGTGTCATGAAGGATATCACAATCAACCCATTCGGGGGTGATTACAGTTTGGAAACGAGCTCTTCCAATAAGGAACATTCCAGATTTGTGGAATTTTCCGTCAACATTAACAAAAATATTACCTATAGGAAAGACAATGCGGCTCTTCCCGAAGGGAAGAACTTCGTATCGTTGTACGTTCTACCCTACGATGCGTACGGTACTGTGAACACAGACAATATTGCGTCAT